CTGTGTAGTCTCCTAATTGTGTAGGCATTTTTCTCCTTAGAAACCTGCTACGCCGTAGCTGAGTCTGTTGTTGTCAAGAGTACCGAAAATAGCGTCGTCAAGGATGAACGAACGGTACAGAGCTGCAGGAGTCAAGAAGAACACATATTCAGTCTTTTCAGGATCTGAGTTGATCTGTAGGCCTTCGATGACGCATTCGTAGGTCGTGTTTGAGACAGTGCCGGGGATGCGATAGACGACATCTATGTTCTGACTGATGAAGTCGTTGTATTGCTGAAACAATGTCAGAGTTGAAGGATTGACCGCGTAATCCATTACATGGATCTCAAAATAGACCTGATTATCGCTTAACGGGTCGCCCATAAGTGCAGCAAGATATTCGGCGCATCCTTGAACTTGTGTCAGCGATCCGTCTACTTGTGTCGTAGTAGTTGCATAAGTGCCGTATAGCGCAACTGATGCAGCGTTTGTTGCTGTGGATGAGCCGGGTGGGGAATCTACTGTGACGACATTGTTGAACGAATCGCCGAGGGCCGATCTGAATACTGCGTTCATGGGAAGGACGGTCGCCGATGCTGTACCGCCGAACGACAATGTTGAGACATTGTCGCCAATCTGTGACCTTGCCAATAGTTTGATCGTGTCGCCGTAGTTAATCATGAGACCGTGTTCGGTCTGCATATTTTGGGCTAGTCGAGCACCGATCGTTCCAGTGTAGTTCTGTGTATTAAACGCTGCACTGTTCCCGTCGTTTGTAAAACTGATCAATGCTGTGTATGGGGACAGTTGCTCAAGAGTGTTGAGGTCGCCCAGATCCTCTTCTACTAATTGTTCACGCGACAACACTCCGAAGAGGTCAATCGCTGTGATCGTTGCTGTCGCTCCACCTGAGGCGTACTGAAAGCCGTCATCGTAAGAAACTGCTTGAGTGTAAAAGAAGCTTCGAGCGTTGTTGTTCGTGCCAACTCCGTCCCTGTACACCTTGATCTCTGATCCGGGCAAAAAAGCGGACGCAAGATTTGTCGAGTTGTCAATAGTGAGCGACAGACTTTGAGGCGAATAGTTTTCAAGCCATCTTTTCTTCCCATTAAAAAATGACAGCGAATAGACGAACCCGTCAAGGCTGTATCCGTCCACTGTGACCTTCCAGAGGTTCTGATTGCTCATAGTGGCCTTGTGGTCACTGGCACTGGGCCACTCATTCGGACGTATCGTTGAAGAGCTGCGACGACAGCGTTTGGATCTGCTGAAGTGACTGTGATGTTGATCGTGTTGCCACCCATGTTCCCGAGTCGGTCAAGAGGGATTACTGCTTCTGGGCCTTTTTCGCCAATCATGGCGATTGTTGGGCCCGTCGTAATTCCCCCTTCAGCTAGTCGAGGCAGTTTGACATTTGGGATTTCGCCAAAGTTGACCCAAGGCCCTGCTGCTTTGTCAATGCCGTCAAGGATAATGTTTAGGCCTTTGATGGCGAAGTTGAGTCCGCCTTCTAGACCTGCGATGACTGCGTTGATTACGCCTTTAAACGCTCCGCCGATGCCGTCAAAGATCGCCTTGCCGAGATTGGCTAGTTCAGCAAACCCTGTTTTGACTGCACCGAACACAAACTGGACGACACCCCACCAAGCCATAAAACCTGCTTTAAGTCCGTCTACTGCTTTACCAAATATGTCAAATTTTGCTTGCAATACAATAAAAATTGCAATGATTGCGGCAATAGCAACTGCCATTAAAAAGATTGGGTTTAACGCCATGACAGCATTAAACGCTGCTTGGATTGCAGCAGCTGCTTTAGTTGTTGCGGCCCATGCTGTGGTTGCCGCATTGACACCAATAATGGCAACAGCCAAACCGCCAATGACAGCGCCAAGAGTTACTACTAGCGTGGTGTTGTTGGTTACGAAATCGGCAACAGATTTGAACGCTGGTAACAGTTTGTCGACTATTGGAAATACGGCGGCGCCGATTGATTCTTTGAATTCGCCCATTTGAATGGTAAACGATTTCATTTTGCCTGAAGCGGTGTTAGCTGAAGTTGAAGCGGCACCCTTGAAAGTTTTGCCCAATGCGGCAAAAACCTCGTCGGTGCTAGCGCCGTTTTCAATCAGGCTTGCAAGGGCTGGGTCTAACTTCTTCAGTGGCCCCAGTTGCCCGTTGAATGCTTTTGACAGGGCGTCAGATACAGCGCCTAAGTCTTTGCCTGTACCAGCAGAAATGTCTAGCGCCAAAGTCATTAGCTCTTGTGCTTTGGTAACGTCGCCGGTACCTCTTACAAGCTTGTCTAAGGCTGGCCTTAGTTCGTCATCAGATACAGCTGCGGCAATAGACGTCTTAGTAATAAACGCTTCGACTGACTTGATTTGTGCGTCAGTAGCGCCTGTCGTGTTTCGTAGGCTGGTGGCAAGTAGTTGGGCGGCCTTGTCATCTTCCATGAACGCTTTAACAGCGTCAACAGCAACAGCGCCCAGAGCTGCGATGGCAAGCCCTGCAGGAACTGCTGCTTTCTTGATTGCAAACGCTGCCTTCTCGCCGTTGGTTTCAAGTTTCTTAAAGTCGGCAATCGCTTTATCTATGCCCTTGGGATTCCACTCAGAAATAATTGGGAGGTTAATAGCCATCAGTTGAACTCTCTTTGTGCATCAACCATGAACTGGTCAATGATCGGCTTCAAGGCCCGTTCAGTTTCGGCGACCATCTGATCTATGTCTTTCCACATATAGCGCGACGGTTCACCCTGAAGAGCTGACGCAAAATTAGGTCGGCGATACTTTGACTCTCGGCGCGACTTAGTGCCACCAGCACGACCAGCCATGTCCGTAATCGCCACGGGAGCACCTTTAGTGACCACACGAACTACTGCAATCTGTTCAGCGCCAGCAGTCGCCGAACCCTTGCGAGGCTTGCGAGTGTTTAACGAGATCTGTACCTTTTTGACGTTCTTCCACCCGGTGCGACCGTTGTGATTCATACCGCTCAACGGTGGCGTCGTTGGGACTCGACTGTTGATCAGATCCACCAAAGGCTGAGCCGCGACCTTCGTATCCTTAAGCAAAGTACGACGGATAGCAGGATTGATCTTCTGCATTTTCTTCAATGCGTCTTGCAGACCGTAAGTATCAAGTCTCACATCTGCAGCCATTAGGTTTTCTTTCTCTGCTCGTTGATGATCTGAACGCAGGTCGCCAGATCGTCTGTTTCAAATGTAATTGTCGGAGGCCAGTATCCGGTCGCAACGAGCAGCTCTGCTAGTTGTTTTCGGAAGCCTCCTGCGTAGGGACTGCCGATTCAGTCTCCACAACTTCTAGATCTTCTAATTGCTTAATGAATTCGTCAAAGGAGATCGGTACTGGATGACCTTGCGTTCTGCTGGCTTCGTAGGCCATGAACGCAAGATCTTCCATTCCGATTCCGTTTGATAGATCTGATGATCGTCGCTTGAATTTGCGTTCCCATGCGATGATCACGAAAAGGTTCGTGACCACTTTGTAGGTCTCACCATCGGTGAGCTTGACGCTGAGTGTAAGTTTCATTGTTCTCCTAGTCGGGGTTCGGATTACTTACTTGATCAGGTGATGTCTCGTGCGTAGGTTCCGCCCTTGAACACTGCTTCGACTACTGAGAGCTCACCGACGGTCGTGTTGATTGGTGTCACAGTTTCCAAATAGCAACCAGTGAGAGTGTACTCAGGATTCGAAGCAGACTCAGTTGTTCCGGAAGGACTGACAACGATGGTGGAGGCCACACCGAACAAAGTGTTCAAGTATGTTTCTACTTCGGTCGTTCCGTAACCTTGGAACAAAGTCAAGGTCAATTCATTACTGAAGAGGCCCGCCGTGTAGGTGCGACTGGTGCTTCCGAAGCTCGTATTTTCCAACGCCTCGGCGGTCAAAGTGAGCACCGCTGCAGAACATGAAGTCGTCAAGGCCATAGCGGAAGGGCTGGTCACGTTGACTGTTGGATTGGATAAGTATGTTGTGGGCATTGTTTGTCCTTTTATCTGCGGCTTGAGCCGATTCTAATTGTGAGGTCGTAGGCGGGTAATTCTTGCGATCCGATCTGAGCGACTGTAGGCCGTCCAGATACAACTGCGAGAGTGGAGTTCATGAGCGCATCAACGACTCCGAGTATGTAGTTCGTAGCGTCGCTGTTGCTGGGTGGCGCGCCCAACACTCGGAGATCAATCGTGATGTCCGCCGTTTGGTTATTGAACGCAGTGAAAACAGGAAGCTCAACAAATACAGTAAGAGGTCGAGCGTTCCGAGGGTCAGTGACCGGCTTATAGCCGAGAGCTGTGATCGTCGCCGAGACAGCATCAATCGCGTCTGTAAAGATGCCTGCCATCTCATGCCACTTGCGATCTCTTGATGCCGAGCAACTGGTTAATCCGACCCATTGACGCGACTGGTGCTGAAATGCTCATGTCTTGGAAACTAGCAAAGGAGTCGATGCTGCCGCGTTCTCTGTACAACGAGGCCGCCATGAGCACGACTCCAGCTTTGACGGCAGCATCAGGGACGCTGGTCAGTGAGTCATGGTAACCCGCTTGATTTCTGCGTTTAAATGACCATGCATTCGAAGCGTTAACTGATGATGTCATGAACGCTGTGTCATTGGCAGTCGCTCCACTGATGCCGAGAAACTCGGTGAGATCGGCAACATTGATCCATGTGCACGTCTGTGTCCATGTCAAAGTTCCAAACGGATCGGCAGCTGATCGTTCTAGATCGTCGCCAACATCTTGAAACATTAACTGATTAACAATGATTTCGTTTTCGTTGTATAGAAGGTCGCCTGCTTCGTTAACGCCAGCGAACAAATAGATCGGTACAGCGATCACAATGTAGGTGCCGTTGAGGCCGTGACCGAGTCCTGTCAGTGTGATTGTCTGGCCGACTGTTATGTCGGTTGTTTCGAGGGTCTGCACCACAGCAACATCGTCTAGACGCTGGTGGTGCGTCACGCTAAATGTGGCCATGGTGCAGTCTCTCTACTTAGTCAGTTAGATCAGGCGAACGTGAACTTGACGAACTTGCTTGAGTCAATCATTAAGGCGGCAAAGTAGCCACGGAACGCAATAGTGCGGCTCAAGGTGGACGGGTTGTCCAACGAGATCGCGCCCTTCTGCTGTTCAAACAATTCGAAGCCAGATGCGTCGCCGACGATACAAGTTGCGCTTGCAAAGTTGCGGTCAACAACAACTTGCAGACCAAAAGCGTTTCCGTTGACTTGACCGG